TTTGTTTTATTTCTGCAATTAACCGTTACTTCGTTACCAGATTCTGCTTCACTTTCGATATACGAATTAATTCCATTAATCTTAATACCTACAGGTTCAGTATCTACGTCGTAGTAGAGTGTTACCGTATTCTCTTTTTTTGATGCTTCCCATAACTCTTTTGACATTGTGAATTGAATGGGTTTATTAGCGATTTCTCCTTGAGCATTTTTCCTATTAATATATAATCCTGCATTATCTACTTTATATAGTATTGTATCCTTTGTTGTGACCGTTCCATTACTTACGAAGACTCCTCCTCCCATTATCATGAAGTAATCTTCCTGTTTATTGGCGTAGAAGTTTTTGAACACATCGTAATACGCAAAGTAAGGTACTGCATTGACATTGTTGACTTTATCTCTGATAGGTTCATACTTCAGTCCCAGGTATTCTGCCAGACTTCCTTTTCCTGATTTTTTTGATTTTTTAAACGGTGCCTTGTCATCTTTTAATACCTGAAAGTTGTTTTCGAATTTAGGCAGTTTCACTTTCTTCATATCCAGCCCAATATTCAGTGCATTATTATGTAATTGAGCTTGGTATAATCTTAATGGACATGTGAATACGTCCAATTGCATCTTGAATTGCCCGAATAGAGGTCCTACCGTCGGATGTGTCAGCACTTTTGTGTCCAAATCGATGTCGAATGTATCTCCTGGTAACGCCAGTAGCTTCATAAACGGTACAAGTGTACCTACTCCCATAGGTGACCTCCACGCATAAGACAGGTCATGGGTACTGCGTCCATATTCTCTTAGAGATACGGACATCTTATTGTTGTCACCTAGTGTGTTTTTTCCTATGTTTACTTTCATACTTTTTCTACTTTTTCCGGTTTATAATCCTTAAGAGCTGTAGCAATAGCAATAGCAATCTTACAAATCTGTTCATAATCAGTTTTTTCCAGGTCTTTTATACATTCTTCTTTAGTATTAAATGTTCCACGTGAAACAATTGTTTTGCCGATTACTGCAAACCATACATCTTTGTCTTGCTTTTTAGTTTTTATGACTCTTGTAATTCCCTTGTAGATTTCGTTGGTATCAATTTCATTCTGTTTCATTGTTTAGATTCATTTTAAAGTTAGTACTATCATTTTTTTGAGTCGCCTCGTTTTCCTGCGATACGGATTGTGTGCTGTTTTGATTATTCTTCTGAATGTTGAGACTTACCACGCATCCCCCTAGTGTTGCTGCTATAATCCATGCTACAATCATAATTTTAATTAAGTTTCTTTCCTTGTTGCTTTTAGCATTCTCCATGACTTTTTGTTCATTTCTGTTAGATACTTCCCTAACTCCCTGTAGCTTCCACATGTGGTAGTTAGAGTTACCACCTGTCCTGTATTTTCGTTAACGAATTCTACCGCAAATATAACAAACACATCTGTTTTTTTTCCCCTATCCGTCATATTTTTTCAATTTTTGCTTCGGCTGCTTCTAGAGCTTTGTTAAAATTAGCTGCTTTACGCTCAAACCTAAAGTACCTATACGTTCTACGTCTGTCTTTCCTTTCTAGATAAATCATATAATTCTTCATAATTCTTTGTTTTTTTATTACATTACAAATATACGCATTTTTTTGAAAACACAAAATTTTTTGAGAAATTCTATTATTATATATTTATTTCTTTTTTTATATATAAAAACTTATTATAGTGATAATAGCCTGTTGAAATTGTTCATAACTATGTTAATTCATTTATTTTCAATCATTTATCCTGTTCATAACTTTGTTCATAACTTTCTGTTAAATTATTTGCATTGTTCATAAGCATTTTCTTATAATAAAACATTTCAATATTCCAAATTATAAGCATTTATTTTATCAACAAGTTATTAACAGGTTTATTAACCGATTTTACTAGGTTATCAACAGGTTATCAACATCCACAAGGTGAATACTTGGAGCCTTGCACATAGTTGGCCCAAGGCCGCCCGTGAGTGCTGTCACGGGCAGCGCGCTAGCCGCGCGTAGCCTTGTTAATAATCGGAGCCGCAGGCTCCCTACCTTCTGGTCTGGAGAGAACTCCGGGAACTTCGGAACCTTCGCGCATCCGACGTCTGGCTATACGCATACGTTCCAGGCGCTTTCGCTGTTTATTTTTTTCCCATTCGTCTGGCTTGTCTCCGAATACTTCTACACCCCGTCTCTGATAATATCTTGTTAAGTTATCCCATTCTTCGAGGTCTTCTGTACTGCACTTTTCACCTCCTATGTATCTGTATCCTCTTTCCTGTTTGATAATCCATAACTTTTCGCGCTCTTCTTCTGAGTATATCTTGTCGTGGTAGTACTTTGGCATTGGCAGTTCTCGGCCGTCCTCTGCCTTGTAAGTCTCGATAGTACGTTCTCCCTGGTATCTGTTACGCCTTGCATTTGTGCTTTTTTCGTAATTTCGGCCAATACCTTTACTGCAGAATACTTTCCCCTCGAATTCAGGACATATCTCGTTGATTTTCAGCATATACTTGGTTATATAGTTGATTGTTTTGCCGTTGACATAATCCCCTATATAGGTATATCCGTAACGCCATGCGTCTACGTCTTCTTTTTTGCACCATACTATACCGTGCATGTGTATGCGGTTATAGTCTTCACCTTTCTCTGTAATTACCCAGTGCTTGACGGACTTTCCCGTTCTTTTGCGTATCAGTTCCAGCCAGTGTCTTATCGCATAACGGCACATGTCATTCTCTTCTTCATAGGTCGGCTGGTTTCCTGCCTTCACGGCCTTGCGCGTCTCTTCATACATATCTTCATTGAATGTCAGAGTCACGAATAGTGCTCCCTTGTGCTGTTTCAACTCTTCTGACAGCCGCACGTACCATTCTCTTTTCTTTTGTTTTCGGCACTCCATGCACTTCCCGCACTTTATCGGCACATATCTCAATCTTTCGTCATTGCATGTTGGCGGATTATATTCATTTTTCTTTGTCGGTAAATACTTTTTGTTTAATAAATACTTAGTATACAGGCACATACCATATAATTGTTTAAGTTTTACTTTAAAATAACATCCATACATAGCAATAAGAGGTCGCAACCTTCTTCCGATGATGTTACCATCTTCTGTTGGTCCGACCTCTTGTTGTTATGTATGCTAGCCGCGCGGCGATTGCGCGCCATATAGTAGCGAATTCTGCATAGCGCGTGAGGGATTGCAGCGGAAATCCCGCACAGAGCGAAGCGAAGGAGGAATTGCAGCGGAAAGCCCGACCCCTTGTGGGTCACGCCCATAATATGACCGTCAAGCTGATTCCGTGCGTGTGCGATATACGTACGCGCGCGACTTACTTGCTTTTGCGGTCTATTAACAGTAGCTTCAAGACCTTACCTAGCAGTCTCGCATATTCTCCTTCGCCTGTCATCTCATCAAGCAGCTTGGATGCTGCCTTGTCCTGCTCCAGCTCGAAGTCTGCTCTTTCCCACTGTTTCTGCATTAAGTCGAACTTCATTCCCGCTAGTGAGAATTCGTTTGTCTTTCCTGTTGCAATGGCGTCTATATCTTTCATCATGCGCTCCAGGACACCTTTGTCGAACAGTGCCTGCTGCTCGTCTTTATCCCATTGTGCTATTTCCTTACCGAGAGGCCCGAAATATCTCATGAGTACTGACTGCTCCCAATCTATCTCTTTACCTTTGCTATCGAAGTGTATTCCATTCTTGATAATTTTGTTCACTCCGTTCTGGAATTCAAGCAGTTCTTTGTTTTCTTTCAATATATCTCCCTGTAGCATAAGGTTATTGACTTCTTCCTGAACTTTCTCGACCTCTTCCTTTGTTTTGGCGTAGGTAACTTCCAGGTTCTTTTTCTCCTGCTTTGTCCTGCCAATCTCGGCAATCTTCTGAGCCAGGTCGATGCTACTGCCTACCAGGTTCTGCATGTTCTGTGCCGTAGCCTCGGCTCTTGTCTTCTGAGCCTGAGCATTAGCTAGCTGAGTGTTAGCCATTACTTGCTGTGCCTGTAATGCCATCTGTATTCCCATCGGCTGAAATGCCTGTGCTGGCTGTACTTCGGCTCCTGCACTTGCTTGTCCCGCTGAACCTCCGCCACCGTTCATCAGTGCCGGATTTAGTCCTGCTGCTTTCATCTGCTTCACCTGGTTCTCGTATCCCGTGTAGTCAAACATCTCTTTGGCATACTGTTGAGACTGTGCTGCTGCATCCTTGTTCCACTGGTTTTGCAGCGCCATACGGTCATTTTCTGCCTGGTTCTGCTTCTCCCACATCTCTCGTCCGTACTGCATCTGTTGCTGCCACTGTTCCTTCTGCCATGCCAGTGCCTGTTTGTTCTGTACAGCTCCTGTTATTGTGTTGGCAATTCCTGTAATCAGGCCGCCTCCTCCTTTGTCTAAAAAATTTAAGAATCCCATATTGTGTCGTTTTCGCGCTTTTTCAAAAGCGGTTATACATAACTTGATATATATGGCTGTGTGCGTACCGAAGTACGCACAGTTGTTTAACCCGAGTGTCAGCTCGGCTGCCCAGCCTGATTTGGTTCAGGCGCGCCCATAGGCGTTTCTTCTCCATTGCTCACATTAGTAGGTTGTTGTCCCTTGGCAATCCTTCCTTTGTTCACTGCGTCCATTGCTTCCTGAGCAATAGCCCACTTGTCCGCTCGTACATTGTATTCAGGTCTTACTCCCTTTTCTTTTGGCGTGTATATTAACGGTGACGTGTCCTTGATTGGTTCACCTGTTTCCACCATTTCCCGACATCTCTGTTCTATTGTTTTGCCTTCATAGGCCTCCATCTCGTAGAATCCTACGTTATGGCTTTCCTTAATTATTCTTGGTTTTCCCATATTCTAATATATTACATTAATGGAATCTGAGCTGCGCTCATTACTCGTCTTGAGGTTACTCCGCAGCCAATCTGTACCCAGAAGTCTCTGTTGGTCTCTGTGTTGGTCGCAAAGATATATGTGTAGTCTTTTGGATTGATATATGTTGTTGAATTTGTGATATTTCCCTTGTCATCCACATTGTAGATACGGTTCAGTACCATATAGCTTTCCTGTTCACCTGCTGCGAAATCTGCGAATGTCTTATTGAAGTTGGTCATGTAGTCCAGCCATGCAGGCTGCTTTCCTATTGCCAGTGACGGTTTTGCCAGTCCGTGCATCTTGTTTTCCATCAAATCCTGATAACCGATACCATCTAGCTGCGGCTTGTGTAAATCATCCATAGTCTCCAGCCAGTTGTCCCAGTCGTTACCCTGGGAGTAGTCTACCAGTGGCGTAATGCTTGCAATACCCATGATATAACAAGGTTCATTGACTTTAATCTCAATCCTTCCGCCTTTTTTCTGCCCGTTGTATCCACGTCCTGCCAGGCTTCCCAATGGCTCTTCTACACCGCTTGCTGTACTTGCCGAGTTACTTACTACGGCTTCAAAGTCAATTATTGTAGACATACCACCCTCGTATACAGGTGTTTCTGCTCTGAAATAATAGTCTGTAGTATATACCGTCTCGATCCAGTCCTTATAGCTTCCTCCTGACACTGCAATACGGTTTAGCATGTTGTATACCTTCTGTGCAATATTCAGGCTGTCCAAGTTCAGTTTCCCGTCAGTTATTGCTACGTCAGTAATTGCTTTTATTCCATTATCTCCGTCTACCCACTCTTTGTTTACCCAGTTGTTAAAGATGTCGCTTTGCAGCGTCTTTAGGCATAGTCCGCCCATCTCCATCTGAATAATTGGCATCTTGATTTTTGGTTCACTTTCTCCTGCTTTAGCCGTCCCTACCAGTACATCCTTAATGAATGATGTTCCTATCCATTCATCCGTAGAATTAGACTTTATTAGGACTTCCTTTTTGCCTTGCTTTAGAATATACTCCCTTAAGTTGTCAATTTCTTCAAGTTTGTAAGAGCTGGTGTATGATGGTATCCATACTCCTTGTGATGAAGTCCATGCCTTTCCTGTTGCTGTGTGAACTCCCGTGCTTAACTCTTTGTCTGCGAATACTAATTTTGTTTTATTTCTGCAATTAACCGTTACTTCGTTACCAGATTCTGTTTCACTTTCGATATACGAATTAATTCCATTAATCTTAATACCTACAGGTTCAGTA